CCTAAATTTTCAGTAGCTTTTCTTGTCATTACAAACTCACCTGGTTCTAGTCTTGCTAGTGTTATGTCTCCAGGTCCCTCTCTTTTGCCCGCACCATGTACGCCACCGTGTTTCATTTCAGGAGGCGGTGCATTAGCATAAGCAACACCTGGCATTAGTGCAGGTTGTATGTTGAATACTCTATAGTCAGGCATATTACCAAGACCTTGACTTCCCGATGCAAACGCAGCCTGCCCTACAGGAACTATCCCTGCTGGACTTTCATCTTTTTTTGACAGATAGTTTGCTAATAGTAGTTTAACTAATGGACTACTTAAAAATCCTTGGTTCTCTCCTCCACCTAATAAGCCTTCCAAAATTCCTGCCACTCCACCGCTTTTGCTTCCATCTTTTCCAGAGGCTTTGCCGAAAAGCACTTGTTGTAGAAATCCTGGGTCATCATCAGAACCTATAAAAAAGTCCTTTAGTTTAGGGCCGACTCCTAGTCCTAAAATTCCTCTGTAATCATCTTCTGATAAATTATTATTGTTATTATTTGAAACAGACATATCCATGTTAGTGTCTGTTCCAAACATATTGTCTATTAATTTTTGTGCGTCAAAATTTGTTCCTGGTGTAAAACTATAATCATCGTCAAACAAATAGCTATAGTCATCATCATCGCCAAACAAACTTGAAATATCAAAAGAACTGATGCCAGTATTAGGCATGTTTGGAGTAAGATCTGTTACATCATCAAACAAATAGCTGTAATCAGTTGTATCTTGGTCCGTAAAAAGATCGTTTAAAAAACTAAAATCTTCTTCGGAAGGTTCGTCAACCACAGGGTCAACCACAGACTCATCGTCATTCCCAAAAATAAGACTTCCTACTCCTGATGTGTAAGGATTAGTTTCTAACAATGTTTCTAATCCTTTTAAAAATAAACTCATAATTCTCTCTATATTATATTTTTTTCTATTCGTTGTCTTGTTTGTTAGAAGCCCCAAAATAAAAAGATATGATAGCACTTGCTAAGCCACCAAGGTAGCCTAATACAAGGTTTATCAAAGCTTCTGAGTTTTGTTCTGGAGGCTGAATAGTTACCAAGAATATGTAGCCCATAAACCCACCTACAACAAATATTCCTATAATTCTTGCGGTCCAGTCTTTGCTAAAGTTCTTTCGTGCATCCTGTACTTCTGCTGTTTCTAGTGCGAATAAATCTATGTCCAGTTTTTTCATCTGCACTTCAAAGTCCGCTTCTACTTTCTTTAACTGAGCTAGTTGTTCAGGACTAGCTGTTTCCATAGCCTTTTGTATTTTCTTTGGCTCAGGATCACAGCCTAATACTTCTGAAAGCATGTTTGCAGCCATGCCACCCATAGGTCCGCCTAATGCTGTTCCTATGGTTGGTGCTACTGTGCCTACAAGATTCTTTAATATTCCTAGTTTCATTAACACTTCCACCTTCTGCGCGCTTGCCTAATTCTTGAATTAGGATCGTTTCTAGTTTTAGCAGAGCTTCTTTTCAACTGACCTAATGATCTTGCGCAATAAGATTTACGTCTTTTAGCTGCTTTGCTACCTTTTTTAACTTTACCCGTCACAGCTGTTTTTAGCTTTGATCCAGGGTTAGCTTTCCTGTAAGCGCGTACACCTTTTTTAGTCATACCAGCACCTTTGTTGGTAGGACGATAGTTACCGCCTTTACCAGTGGTTCTGCGTATTGCCTTAGCTTTTTTTCGTGCCACGCCTTCTTCTCCTAGTTGTTGTTCTTTTTCTAGCTACAGGTTTTTTCTTTTTCACTATAGTTCGAACATTAGTTGGCTTACCTCCTGGATTGCCAGCTGCTCTTTTTCTTTTCACCGCGCTTCTTCTTTGCGCTGCTGTCATACTTTTAGCTTTTGCTCTTGGTACACATTTAGGGTATTTACGTTTACTGCCTTTAGCAGACTTTCTACCACATGCTTGAAACTTACCTTTTTTCTTGGGCGCACCAATGTCCACCCAATCTCCTTTAGGTCCTTTTCCAAACCACTCGGTTAGTCCGCCTTTAGGTTTAGCCACTTTTCTTCCTCGCTTTCCTAATAGATTCTTTACCTTTCTTAAATATACTTGCTACCTGTGTTTTACCCATAACTTTAGCTCTTTGTTCTCCAACAGTTAATATTTGTATTTTTCTAGCAAATGGTTTTTTAACTTTCTTAACTTTCGCGACTGTAGCTCGTGCATCCGCAGGAGTTGCAAATTTAATTCTAACTGTGTCTTTTGGATTTTCATCAGTATATAACCTTCTCCCGCTACCCTTGGGTTTCTTACCTGTGCCTTTCTTAGGATCGCGTTTTTTCTTAGGCATTATGCGTATTTACCTCCACGCTTTTTGTATGTACGCACTAACCAGCCATTAGCATACGCAGAAGGATAGACCTTAAATTTCTTTTTAGCCTCTGCTTTTACTCTTGCGTACAAAGCTGGATTAGTAGGTTTAGCTCCGCTTTTCTTTTTAGTTTTCCTAGCTGATTTCTTTTTTGCAGTTCTTGTAGCCATTATTTTCTCCTCTTCTTACCTGCTCTAAGTTTTTTAAAATCAGCTCCTGTAATCTTGTTACGAGGCTTAGCTACTCTAGCTATTTTCTTTTGTTTCGGTGACAGTTTCTTTGCCATTATTTTCTCCTTTTTGCAGTTCTAGCTGCTCTTTTAAAATCACTAGCCTTAGGCGCACCTTTGGCTCCTTTCTTCCTCATTTTTCGTCCTGATGCTCTTTTCTTATGTATATTTCTATATAAACTCATTATGGTCTCCTCAGTTTCTTTTTATAGTTTGACACATTTTTTACTTTCTTTTTAGTTCTTTTAGCCATTCAACATTTTCTCTTTTAATCTTACCGCTCGGTTTCCAACCTGAGTAGCCCACTTGCTATCCATCATTTCTACAGCTGCTTTTTCCCAGTCTTGTTCTTGCACTGCAGCCAAAAACTTTTTAAATTTTCCTAGTCTAGGCAAGCCTAAATTAAACGCCATATTAGCTAGTACACGTTGCCTAGTGTCGTCCAACTCACTCCACCAACTCATGTTTTGATCTAGCTCTTTGCAAACTATATCTATGTCGTTGTTGAGGCACTCTAAGATTCTTTCTTCTGAAACAGGTGTGCCAACAGGTTGTCCATATTCTTCATCTGTTTCTAACACTAAATGTCCCACTCCAAAAGTAGGATAACCAAGGTGATCTAAATATATCTCGTATTTATAGCCCTCGTCTTTAATTAGTTCTTCTACTAGCTTGCTTCTATCCATTATATATTTATAGAGGTGGCTCCATTTGTTGATACTGTAAGTTTGCCCAAAGACGCAGTGGCCTCTACTCCAAACTCTCTTCGTTCGTACAGACTTATCCACTCTTTACCCGTCCAAAGCTGTAGTTCTTGAGCAGTTAGATTCCATATAATATCGCCTTGTTGAAACTGGTTGTTGTTACGTTGTGTCTCATTTACAGACAGAGTAGAGTCTATGTCTACTTTATTTAAACTAAGCTCTAATACTCTGACTAGTCTGTTAAAAGTTTCAGGAGATATTTCTCCTATGGCTACAGGTAGTTTTGTTTCTAATAGTTTACTCATTATCTTCTACCATTAACTTTTAAATCCATACGAGTAGCTCCTATTCTAAAACCTACTCCTAATCTAGCTCCCACAGAATTATCATCATCTGATTCTATTCTAAGAGCTGCTTGCCTTGCCCTAAGTCTTGTATCTATTTTTGTTGTAGAGGCCGTGCAAGTGTTAGTGGATTCAGTAACTAAACTATCTCCTGGAAAGTCTCTCTGCTTTAATACAAAATTAATTGTTTGGTCTGATCCTCCATTTCCCGTAAATTTTACGTCGGGTATTATTCTACTAATGGCTTGAAACTGCTCTCCGTTACCAAGCGCGAAGTCACTAGACTCTATAAATACGTTGTCCATAGGAGAACCATCATCATCGTTGCCCGTTTCATGGTTATATAAATACCCCGAAGAAGTTGCCATAGGACTATCAAAAATGCCTTCATCTATCCAAGAGGTTCTATTAAGTTGACCAATTGTCCATAGTTTTTCTTCATAGTTATAGACTACGTATCTATCTATTGTAGATGCGCTGCTTGAACAATAAAACCAACCTACTTCGTCGAACTCTTTATTTAAAAATCCGAAAGCTTGAAATGACTGTCCTTCGTTAAAATCACTAAACACATAGTCTTGAACAGTGCAGGGCACATCTAAGACTTGACCGTTGTAAGTATAGAAGCCTTTTTTATCCATCCAGAATATTCCTCTAGGTGAATTTATAGCTGCATTTGGAGATATTAACCCTACGCCTTCATTTACTAAATTAATCCCAAAAGTAAAAGGCTGACCTATAAAAGTCATGGAATACAAGGACGTGTCTGTCCACACTAACGTTTCTTGTCTAGCCCTAATGGCTCCTATAATAGATGAGCCTGCAGAAAGTCTTAATGACCCTGCTGTATTCGTAGGCAAAGGTTCCCACTCAGTCACGTTTTCTTGGTCACTAAAGGCAATAAGCATAGGATCAATGTTTCCTGTGCGAGAAGTTCCTGATATTGGATCTGCACCAAAACAAATTACGTGTCTATCTACATCACTAACTAAAACTTGTAAGGCTTTAGTTGGGGCAAGATTTGCTCCAGCTAAATCACTTAACGCCGTAGCTCTTGTTGTGCCCAACGTGCCCGCACTTGTATCATAATAAAATACGCCACCTGCTCTCACATTAATAACCAAATCTTCACCGAAGTTATCATGTGACCAAATACGTAATTGATTAGAAGCTGTTATTGGTGTGCTAGAGCCCCAAGTGCCTGCTCCCCAAGTGCCTGCTCCCCATCCTGTAGATTCAACAAAAGTATCTAATCCAACATTTATTTGATATGCACCTACTACTGAACTACCTCCGTTACCACTATCACTAGCGTTTGCCGTGACTGTAGCTCCAGAAGTGTCTTTAGCTGTTATGGTATATGTGTTTGCTCCTGTTACTAAAAGTATTTGATATTCTTGGTTTAATACAGCAGCAGTTACGTTACCTCCTAAACTGGACGCTCCGCTAAAAGTAACAAAATCATTAGTAACAGCTCCATGGCTTGCATCAGTTACTGTTATAGTAGAACTACCGTTAGTAGCTGCGAAAGTTATATCGCCTGCAGCTGTTGTAACTCTTAAAGGTGTTATATCATAAAAGTTTCCACCTTCTTTTATATAGTATTTAAAAGTTGTACCTATACCTAAAAATTTAGTTAAGGCAAGGTCTACCCACGCGTGTAAGGCTCTAGAAGTGCCTAAAAAAGTGTTTGTAACAGCTTTAGCCCATCCACCTATTTTTTCAGGGAGGCCTTTACGAAATCTTACAAAGTTAGCGTCAAACCATCCGCCATCATTAGAATAGTCTGTGCCCTCTCGGTTTATTCCAGGTCGAAGTATAAATTTTTCTAAAGCCATTGCACATTACTTCTTTTTCTTTTTCTTTTTCTTTACAGTTTTAGTTGTATAAGCCTCATTAATATTAGGAGTAGACTTATCATCGGCTACAAATTTGCCTTCCTCAGTCCTAGCTCTTACTATTTTTTCTTCTACACCTCTAATTTTGTTCCAAAGATTCTTCAACCACTTCATTTTCTTTCTCCTGATTAGGTTCTTCAACAACTTCTAAAGTGCTTTGATACGCTACTAATGCAGTTACCCTTATATCTAATTGATATTGTATGTTTGCTAACTGCTCTTGAAGGTTTTGAATTTCTTGCTGTAAAGTTTCAGTATAAGCTATTCTTTTTTGTAACGTAGGATCTACAGGTTGTTCTGTAGCCTCTTGTTCTATTGAGTTAGTTTCTTCCATTATGAATTAGCTGCTATATAAGCTTTACCAGTTGTTACCCCACCACTACAAGTAGTTTTCTTACTTGAAGATGAACCCACGACATTAGGTTTATTATCAGAACCATCATAAGCTAATATAATTTCTAAATGGTCGACATTACGTTGTACCACTGCATTTATGTCGGCTTGTTCCCAATCACCTGCTACAGCGTTTCCGTCTGCGTCAGTTGTACCACCTGCATAAGATGATTTATTACCATTCGTATTGATGTCGTTGATAAGCGTTACGCTATCTTCTGCTGCTGTTAGCACTTCTGCTACTGTTTGAGTCATATTATTCTCCGTTTAATTATCCTTCTA